GGGTGCGGTGGGATGTTTCGAGCGCCCGCTTGCGCTCCGCCGGGGTCATCTGCTTGAGTGTCTTGGCCGGTGTGCAGCCACTGCAGGTGGGCATCACGCGGAACTTCATCATGTGCCAACGCCGGAAGAAGCGGATCGGGTACTCGTTGCCGCAGTACAGACACCGCTTGAAGACGGGGGAAAGGTCGATCTCAGAGGTCATGGTTTACCCTTGTTTGGTGGTAGTTTCACAGGAAATGGCCCGGGTACGAGCAACCGTGGACGCAAAAGTGGGTAGAGCAAGTCGTTGATTTGCATAGGGAAAAGGGGGTTGACTACCACACTACCCTCGGCGGGGAAAGTGTAGCAAAGGGAAAGGAGGAAAGGAAGGACAGAAGGAAGCCACACACATACACATAAATATTTACTTACCACTACATATATATAAATAAAGGTTAGGTGGTAGTAGTAGTGTGTATGTCTTTGCAAATCAAGGACTTACGCTACCCACTTGTGCGTCCACGGTTGCTCGCACCCCGGCCAAGTACCAGGAACCTTACAAAATGTCGCCCGACCCTGGGCCGGGCGACAAAGGCGACGGCGATTGCGACAAATGTCGCAATCAAGGGGAGCGCAGCCAAGTCCTGCGCTCCCAGTAGCGGACTTCCTCCTTGCCTTCGCGCTCTTCGATCTCGCGGATCAGGCGTTCCCTGATCCTGTTGAGTTCCTCTTTTGCTTTGGGGTTTGGGTGCCCGCGCAGGGGCAGGGCACGCTGTTGGTGGCGGTTGGTGTGGGGCATGGTTCAGTCCTTGTAGATGTTGAGCCAAGTCAGTGCTTCCTTGCGGGTGGAGCACTCGCGTACGGTGCGGTCGCCCACCTTGACGATCCACTCGATGAGCGGCGTGGTTCGGTGGTTGTAGGTTTCGCGCCGGTACAGCGCGGCCTTGCCTATGGTTTGCTTGAGTTCAAGCATGGTTCACTCCTGGGTGGTGGGTTCGGCGCAGACAGCCTTGTAGGCGAAGTACTCGATGACGAACTGCGGGGCTTCGCACTCCTGGGCCAGGGCAGACATCGCCCAGTAGCCTTCCTTGCTGATGGGTTCACGGGTGCGGTGCTCCATGTCCATCACGGCGCGCAGCAGGTGGTTCAGTTGGTCTTTGGTCACGGTTGGTTCTCCTGTGTCAAAAGTGGCGAGGAAACAGGTTGAATAACGCAACCCCCCTCGCGCTCGGGGTTGCGTGGCGGAAATTCGATTGCGACACTTGTCGCAATCACAGCGTCCAAGCATGGGCCAGGGCTTGAGCGGCCAGGGTGCGCATGACCTTCTCGTCGTAGCCACGGGCGCGCTTGACCAGGGTCACCGCAGCAGCGAGAAGCTCCTCGGGGATTTCGTACTGCTCGCCCTTGTTTGCGGCCTTGCCCATGATGTCGTCGATGAGTCGCTCCAGGGCCTTGCTTGCCGTCTTGTACTTGGCATGCTTGCCGTCCATCACCTTCTTGCCCTTGGCCTTGCCTTCGCCGTCCACGATGGGCACTGCGTACTTGGGGTACGCGGCCACGATGGGCAGCAGCGTGACCTTGATGGTGTCCCGATCCTTGCCCTTGAGCAGTTCCCTGGCCTGTTGGATGGCCGCATCGTAGGCATGCACATGATCGAGTGCCTCGGTGATGATCGTGGTGATTGTCTTGGTGCTCATGGTTTCTCTCCTGGGTGATTGCGACAAATGTCGCAATGGGGTTGCGAAGGTCTAGCTCGATCCCTGTGAATCGAGCCCCTTCATATAAGGGGTCAACCCCCCTAAGCGGGGTCTGGCCGGATACTCGATTTCGGGGTATTTCGACCCCCACCTACCCCCCACCCCCCGATATTGAGGCGGCGACGACATCGTCACATGAACACTAATCCCCAACCGCACCGCGCATTTTCCAGAAACTCCATCTCAAACCCGCAAAATAACCCCCCACCCCCATATATTTTCAAAATAAATACCCCCCTATACCCCAAAAAATCCCAGTAATTCATGTCAAGCCTTTGACACACACGGGCGAAAAAAAGCCCCGCGCCTTTTGGGCCGGGGCGGAAGTTGCAACCTGCAACAGAGAGGAGAAAGCATGGACCAACTTGCGTACATGCCGGTTGCGAATATACACTCCGCGCTATTCGGTCACAAGCCCCGCTTGGAAATGCTTGAACACTTGCTGGATTTCACCCCGCCTCCTGCCACGCCGCAGAGCGTGGTTCCTTTAACTCAGGCCACGCCAGACGACATCGTCGGCGCTCAGCTAAATACTGCTGACTGGTTGGAGAAAATGGGGGCGCCCACAACAGACCAAGCCCAAGCCGCAGCCGCCACTGCTGCCGCCCAACAAGCGTTTTCCGCGCTGACCACCCAAACCCCCGAGGAACAGCGCAAGGCGCTGATGCAGTTGAAGACCCCGCCTGCCGTTCGGCACCTGACGGGGATGCTGACCGCCTATGACTGGGAGTTTGTGGAGCAGGCCAAGGAGCTTCGCGGCTACGCCGTGAGCCAAATCCTTGAGGAAACCAAGCATCCCGACGCAAAAATCAGGCTGAAGGCGCTCGACATGCTCGGGCGGGTGACGGAGGTGGCGCTGTTTACAGAGCGGGTGGAAGTTAAAAACAACACCCTGTCGGACGCCGAGATCGAAGCCAAGATCAAGGACAAGATCAACCGCTTCATGCAGGTCACGGACGTGATTGATGTGGCGGAAAGCCAGGATGTAGTGGACGAAACGCCCGCTCAAGCCCCGGAAACCCCGGATGAACCTGCAGAATCTAACTAGCCTGACCCCGCGCGAGCTTGCGGCGCTCCAGGCGGCGTTGCCGACGCTGTCTTTGGCAGAAAAAGTCGAGCTTTTTGAGGCTCTGGAGGAAAAAGAGCGTCGTCTGTCTAGAACCCTGGCCAAAACCAGCCTGATTGAGTTCGCCAAGCACGTCTATCCGGGGTTCAAGGTGGGGCCGCACCACAAAAAGCTGGCGCGCATCTTTGAAGATGTGTTGGCGGGCAAGAAAAAGCGGGTGATCATCAACATCGCCCCGCGTATGGGTAAGTCCGAGTTCAGTTCTTACCTGTTCCCCGCATACTTTCTGGGGCGCTTCCCAGAGAAGAAGATCATCATGGGCACGCACACAGCGGGCCTGTCCGAAGACTTTGGTCGGCGCATCAGAAACCTGATCGCCAGCGATGAGTACGCCGAGTTGTACCCCGAAACCTGTGTTGCCGAAGACCAAAAAGCCGCCGGGAAGTGGTCAACCTCCAAGGGAGGCCAGTATTACGCTGCTGGTGTCGGTGGTGCTCTGGCTGGTCGCGGTGCTGATCTGTTCGTTATTGACGATCCTCATTCTGAGCAGGATGTAAAAATAAATTCGAGACTGGCCTTCGATACGGCGTGGAACTGGTTCCAAACAGGCCCGCTGCAACGCTTGATGCCGGGGGGCGCCATCATCGTCATCATGACGCGGTGGTCGCTGCTCGACCTCACTGGCCGTCTGATTGACTACCAGACCAAGAACCCCGACGCCGACCAGTGGGAGATCGTGGAACTGCCCGCGATCCTGAATGAAAACACCGACACAGAGAAATCCCTCTGGCCAGACCAGTGGCCACTGGATCAACTCAAGTCCAAAAAGGCCAACCTTGACCCGAGGTTCTGGAACGCGCAGTACATGCAGCAGCCTACGGCAGACTCCTCTGCCATCGTGGGGCGGCATCACTGGCGGATGTGGCCAAAGGACGATCCGCCCCGGTGCGAGTACTTGATCCAGTCCTGGGACACGGCGTTCGAGACAAAAACCACCTCCGACTTCAGCGCCTGCACCACGTGGGGTGTGTTCTATAACGAAGAGGAAGGGGATTCTCCCCAACTCATACTCCTCGATGCCTTCAAAGACCGGATGGCGTTTCCCGAACTCAAGCAAGTCGCGCTCAAGCACTACAAAGAGTGGGAGCCGGATGCGTTCATCGTGGAAAAGAAGGCAGCGGGTGCGCCGCTGATCTACGAACTCAGAAACATGGGCATCCCCGTGGCTGAATACACACCGTCGCGCGGCAACGACAAGGTTGTGCGGATGAACGCGGTGGCAGACTTGTTCTTCTCTGGGAAAGTCTGGGCGCCCGACACGCGCTGGGCCCGGGAGGTGATCGAGGAGATGGCGGCGTTCCCTGTAGGCGAGAACGACGACTTCGTGGACACTACGACACAGGCGCTCCTGCGCTTCCGTCAAGGGGGCTTTGTAAGTCTGGAATCAGACGAACAAAATGAACGCTACTTCGCGCCACGCAAGGCGGCGTACTACTGATTAGGAAAGGCCAGACATGGCAACGAACATCGACAAGGCGCTGTACGGCGCGCCCGTGGGTCTGGAAGAGATGGCGCAGGCTGAGCCTGAGTTGGAGATCGAGATCGTCAACCCGGACGAGGTCAATATTGGCATCGATGGCTTAGAAATCTCACTCACCCCGGAGGAGCCCGAGGGTGGTGGCTTCGATGCCAACTTGGCCGAAGAGCTTGACTCGTCCTTCATCGAAGGACTCGGCTCCGACCTGTCCGCAGACATCACCCAAGACGTGGGCTCCCGCAAGGAGTGGGAGAAGGCGTACGTCGATGGCCTGAAGCTGTTGGGCTTGCAGATCGAAGAGCGGACGGAGCCGTGGAACGGCGCATGTGGCGTGTTCCACCCGATGATCACGGAGGCCGTGGTCAAGTTCCAGTCTGAGATGATCACCGAGACGTTCCCCGCACAGGGCCCGGTGAAGACCAAGATCATCGGCAAGGACACGCCCGAGGTGAAAGAGGCCGCTGTCCGCGTCGAGGACGACATGAACTTCGAGTTGACCGAGGTCATGAAGGAGTTCCGGCCTGAGCACGAGCGCATGCTCTGGTCGCTGCCCGCTACGGGCTCGGCGTTCAAGAAGGTGTATTACGACCC